CTCATTCTCGCTACATCGCTCAGATCGTGCATTTTTCAGCAAGAGTCGAAGTAGGTCTTGGAATAAGTCTTAAAACATAGTGAGAGAGGAAATGCCATTGGCAATGTTCTCGATAGTCCCTCCGTACTTAGTAATTCCGGACGATACACCATCGGCAATTCGCTTAATAGCATTTAGAATTCCAGCTACATGTAGTGGATTCTCGTAGAATTGGTCAATGTATTTCAAATTCTCAATAGCTCTCTCAAAAGCTTTAGAATTGATGGTTGGCTTGGAGACCACTCTCCAAGGGTCTTCGGTTTGAAATTCAATACCAGCACAAACTGTCCAACGAAAGTTTTGTGCGGCAATGTCTGTAAAACGAGAACAGATCACAATATATGAAGATTGGTGCGCAAAAGGGGCATAACAATCCATTAAAGCACCAGCTTTGATGGTGTAATAAGAACGAAAATTGAAATCACTCGCTTGAGTAGGTTTCAAAAATCCATAAATACCATTCTTCAAAAGAAATTCTTTTGATCCTTGTTCTGAAGCAACATTTTTATAGGTATCAGTAGGACTAATATACTCAGTCCAATGTTTTCCTTGAGGAGACTGATAACCTGCAACATAACCCTCCAAGTTAAGAACACTTGAAGCATTGGATTGCAAAACAGACATGGCACTAATTCTAACAGCCTCAGCAGATCCAAAATTGGTAAGGAATCCAGGTAAAGGTCTGTGGCAAAAGTGCCCACAAACACCTGAGAGGTTTATGCCTGTTGCACCACTAATGCTCAAAGTACAGCCAGTGCTAACAGACACAGAAATACCAATATAAAGAGATGTTCCAAATGGCCCATAGCTAACAACCTGATTCGCACCAGTCGTTCCAACCATTTGTTGATAACCCATCTCGACACCATTAACATTGAGGGCATCTAAATTCCAAGTAGGAATTGCAGCATTGTTAATAGTGTAATTGATCTGAAGAGTCTGACCTTTATCAACCCAGAGATATCTTCCATTGACTGAAGCTTGGCCGGAAGGTGTCCTAGCCAAAAGCATAGAGTCATGAGGCTGATAAGCATCAGTGCATTGTGCATATGGAGTCTTCAAGGCAACGAAGTTACCTACAGCAGCAGCAGTGTTTATAGTCCAATTGCTCGAGGGGGCAGCAGGAGCAAATTCATCAAAATTATCGGTACCATACCAAATGTAGGTACAATTGCTTCCAGCAGCATTTGAATCCCAATACAAATAGGCTAGAGTCGGATCTCTATTCAGGATCAAGAAACTTTGGGTCGCAGGAAACATAAGTCCAGTCGTAGTACTAACTGGAACATCTATTCTAGACCACGGATTACAAACTGCAGTAAGTGCATCAGAATAAGTATCAGAAAAGCGAACTGGTGAATATCTATAGGGCATAGTAAGTGCTCTTTCAACTGCACTACTTGCTCCACCAGAAACTTTCTTAGTTAGCATTCGGGCTCTCTTCTTAGGAATAGCCCTAGATGCTCTCTTATTCTTTCGTTTCCTACCATCAGGAACAGCTTTAATAACTTCTTTAATGACGACAGTATTCTTCTTAGCTTTTGCATGGCCGGGTCGTCTACCAGCAAATTTGGTCCTTTGTTCTTTTATTTGTACGCTCATGTTTGAATGTGCTAGACGGTAAAAATCTTCAATGTCAGGGATCTCTCCACTGACACTTAAATTTTTATGAGGTTCGATCGTATTTAATTCAGTAGCCTCAAACTTAAACAAAAATTCCCATCTAGCATTTTCAAGGTTAGTAAAACCACCTGCAATTGACCTCATTTTGGAATCCATAATAGCCATTCCAACGAGATGATCTCGGTACCTGATCAAATCCATCATGACTGTAGCATCTAAAAATGCAGAAACACGAACAAGATTGTCGAGCTTCTGCACATAGTCATAAATGGACATGCGTGATTTAATAATACTAGCATTGAAAATTACTTTCTGATAGTCTGGGTAGGGAACAAATTGTCCCATATACACACTCGTGTCTACGCCGGCAAAACAAAATCTTATCTCACCGACTCCTACATCCCAAACATCATAAGTTTCGAGTTCCATTCCACATTCTTTACTAGCTTCAGAGTAAGCATCCATATCAATCAACTCATCTAATGAGAATGCAAAATCATCCCCACAAGAGGTGTGGATATCTTCTCCAGAGAGAAAGTCTGTAACAATGGTACCCCAGGGTACAAAACATGCATCTTGAGAATATATGTGGCGCACAGTGTTAATAGCACAATTGATTGCAAATGTAATCAATTGCCCACTTTTCACTCCACGAAATATCACGACTAGGAGACATTCAAGGTAGGAATGTTTAACTCCGAATTCATCGATAGTCTCAACTAACCTATAAGGGATTAGACAGAGACACTCGAAAGTCATGTTCTTACAATACCAATTAAAAAGTCTATCTGTAAAAGGTGTACGTTCAAGCTTCTCGTACCAAACTCTAGTTACAAAATAGACCCACATTGCATGTATTGAAGAATCCCACTTAACAAAGTCCATGTTGCCTATAACAAATCTTTTCTTCGCATGGTGTGTAACCAACTGGTCCCAACCACCATGATAAGGAGAAAAGCCAGCAGTGTTATGAGTCTGCCAGAAAGGTAATTGGCCGAGTCTTTCTAATAAGTCACCAAATAAAATACGCTCGGCGATAACAGCATGAAAAGGAACAGAATTAACTGATCTAACCTTTTCATCCATTATTTTCATAACAGCACGTAATTCTTCCTTACCAAATTGCTCAACAATAATAGCAGGATCATGTCCTTGGTCTATCATTTCAAAAAACAAATCAATGGAACTGCGATATTTATTTAAAAAATCTCCTTTAGTAGCCACACCAATATTCATTGGGTAACCAACTGCCTTAGTTCCATCAAATGATTCTGCAGCATCTTTAATTGTGTAAGGTTTGCACTTGCCAGGTAAAAGCTTGTTAAGCCAATCCTGATAAAGGCCAAGTGCTTTCTTAAATCTAAAGTAATCAGTTCTGTCATGATGAACACGAAGATACTTATAGAAATCCTTCCAAATGGTACGAAGGGAAGGAAGAGCAACTCCAAAGTTTGATTGAGTGGCATCAGGCAAATTAAATTGTTCAGCATTGGTAGTATAATAATCAGATATGAACATTTTACCATAATCACGATTCTTAGTTGTAACACTACCAACAACTTCGCATTGACCTTCACTCTGAGACAAAAGAATATCCTCAGGCAGATCACTTGGAACAGGACTAACAACTGGGCGCATGTGTTTTGGAAGATATCTGAAGTCAAGGAACTCTTTAGACATCTTACGAGCAGGGGAAACAAAATCTGGGTCTAAATACCCTTGGTGGTCAATAAACCACGTACAAACTTGATTTTTCCCTGACTTGACACTAGCTAATCTTTCAGCAGCCTGTATTTGCTCTGGGCTTGGGTTAAGTATAATTTCAATAGGAATACCAACATTAAAAACTGTTGTCGTGCCACGATGTATAGCAACAACATGACCAGCCTGATTAAAAATAGGACAACCAGAATCACCAATCTCAGTGGGAATAAGATGGTAACACGTACCATTTTGTTTTATTATTGGACCTAAAGATAAATATAGTCTATGTGTATCTTTATACTTTCTCCAACTTGCTATAAATCCTAAACCTGTATAATCACCGGGTTCGGAAATCAAACTCTGAGGTAACTTAGGACTGTCAAGAACAGCAGTATCTATCACACCGCATGCCTTCTTAACACGCATCTTCATTTGAGGATCACCGACCAATATATTATAACTTTGACAAACATCTTCAGGGTCAGTGTGTTTAAGTGAAAGATCAAAAACTCCATGTCCAACTGTAGCGATCTTACCATCAACAACAGCTGCACAAAATTCATGACCCCACTTCATATTTTGAGCCTTGATTATGGACTGACTAATACGGGACAAATCAACTTTTTGATTTCCCATCATAGCTTCAGGGGTAAAGTCCTCTATAAAACCTTCATTATCAACAGGAACATCTAAAACCTTCTTAATTTGCATAACACTAAAGGTTTCTAACGGTTTCTTGGTCGCCATAATCTGTTTCTCTTCTTCTTCTGACAGAGGAATTTTAGACAGTCGGGCCATCATTCGCACTGTTTCAATTTGAGCTGGCTGCTTGCCTTGATGGGTCAAAGCATCTTTAATGGCATACCATTGTAATCTGTTTTTACCTGATTTATCATCTTTTTGTTCAATACCAGCGGCTAATGTTTTACCATTATTTTCAGCAATACGCTTCCATGCACGAATGATTTCTAAATTTTGAATGGCATTTGCAGGGTCAAAATGGAGCTTACTTTCAAAAACTCCTGCTCTTAAAATAACTTCACCATAATTCAATAGTGAAGGAGCATCTTTAGTGCCCCCAAAAATAGCTCGCTCATTCTCGTTCATTTGTCTAAAACTAAAATTGGCTTGGAGAAGGTCACGTTTAATATTTCTTATAGTGTCCCCCTTCTCAGTAGTTCTTGGCTCTTGAAATTCTTTCACAGTCTTTTTATTATGTTTGGCGATTTTTGCATCTCGATGTGCGCCAAGATTACCTTTACCTTCATTATCAAAGGTTTCACCAATAACGGTTTCTACAGAGACTATGTCTTCAGCCATCCGCTCAATGTTTCGTTTTTCCTTTGCTGCACTTTTAGTAAACCACCTAACAATAGCATAGATAAGTGCTAAGAAAAACAAAACACCAGCAAATATCGCTGTAATCTGCCAGGCATGTGCCTTAAGGTAGCTTCGTACTTCTTCCTTAGACATCTTCCACTTGCCAATAGGTATTTTTTGCTCCAACTTTTCAACAACATCATCGAGGA